AGTTTCAGTGGCCTTAAAGTAATCCGGGTTTTTCACCCACTTTCCGTCCACCTCAATCTTTTTCTTTCCGGTTGCAGTTCCTACGTCCCACAGCTTTGTCACAGGATTAAGCTGTGTTGAATACTTCTGAACCGCGCCGGAAATCTTCGGTAGATACTCGGCAAACTTTTCAAAAACGGGTGGAATGTTGTCCTTTAAAAATTTACCCGCTTTCTTTACGGGCTCGCGAACGAAATATTTTGAAAAAGATCCACCGGCAGCATATCCGTGCAGTCCGCCGCGTGAATTCAAGGTTTCACCTTCAATTGTTTTTGGATATTCCTTTGATCCAATTGCATCCTTAATGACTCCTAGTATTCGTTCTACTTTCTCTTGAGAACCTTTAAGTTCAAATCCCACATCCGCTTTATATTGTGGTGGTGCCGCATCATACATGCCTTGATACTTTTTTAGTTCCTGTATGGCATCTCTAGCTTGCTGCATCATGTCATCATATTGTTTAAAAGATTTTTCATCCACCATTTGATCCCCGACATTTTTATATAGTAAATTCTCAAACATATCCGCGAACGCGTCATATTCAGTGTATGGTACAGGTTCCCACGCTTTTCCATATTTAACTCCTCCTCCAGGATTTATCGTTTTACCAAATGATTGAAATTCTTTTGTTTTTTGTATAGCTTCTGGATCCCAGAACATTTCTTTTTTTACATTCAATGGATGATAATCATGCTCTCCTTTAGGATGTTTATGCTTAAACATAAAATCCTGTGCCATCCAGTCCGGAAGATACTGTTTCATGACTCCGCCTTTCTCTTGAATCAAATCCTGAATTCCCTTTAGCCAATCCGCTTCTTCCAGTGGATCAATGATATGTGATAAAAGCTTACTGAAATTGAGTTTGGGTTTAAAGCCACCTCCACTGGCCATCCGGGCCACGGTCATCGGCGGAATGACACTGCTCATTATATCGTATTTATTCATTCGCTGGTATCGCCTCCTTCCAAAATTCTTCTATCAATTCAGATTTGCTTATTCCCAATCCTTCCGGATCATATTTTGACCCTTTCGCGTCTTCAACATGGGCCATATTGTCCTTGTACCACTGTATAAGTTTATAGATGTCATAACCAGTTAACCCCGCGGCTATGGACAAACCAATTGGACCTCCCAAGCTTCCGGCTCCAAATTTAGCCGCAAGTCTGGGTGTAAATTTTGAAATTCCCTGTTGCAATAATTGTTTGTTAAATTTTGGATTAACGTGCATTTTTAATATGTTTTTTGGATTTCTCCATAATGACTTTTTCCAATTTTTCAGTGATCCTTTTCCAAATGCCTTGTCCATTGAAAGCGGAAACATTTCCTTTATAACAGATTGGGCTCCTGGTGGTAATTTGTTTACAATTGCCCTTTTAAGAAGTTCAAAACCCCCTATTCCAAGTCCCATTGCCGCCGGCATTTGTTGCCACTGTGGAATGTAGTGTCCCGTTTCAGCCGCGTAATCCTCCCAGTTTTCATGATAATCCTCCATGGGGTTCATTGCCGCCCCGTAGAAACCCGCAACTCCACTTGTTCCCGGTGTTGCCGATTGCCCTATTCCCTTGTACCAAGCCAGTTCATCAAGACCCAGCAGTTTGCCAAATTTTAACGGATCAAATTTATAGGGCGTTACCGGACCTGAGGCCCGTCTTTGCCGGTCAAGCCACGCTTCATTCTCATACTGTTCTTTTGTAACCGGCGATTTTTGGTATGTTTTTGTTTCAGGATTCCAGTAACGAACGTAAGGGCGCGCAATGTATTCAGGTTCCGCCGTAAAACCCAAAACATCCCATGCTGGAGTGTCCGCGTAATGAGGTTCCGTGTGCCGTTTTTTTATTTCCTTTTTCCATGATTCTTTTTGTTCTTCCGAAAGATCATCCCATGAAACGGGTCCCTTGTTTGGCCCTTCATTTACGTTAATGTATTTCCAAACATCCCCGTATGGACCTCCTTCTTCAAGCGCCGCGATTCCCCCGCGTGCGTGTCTTGTTTTTGGTTTTGGCTTATACGGATTTGATTCAAGAGTAGCTTTGAATTTAATGGCTGATTCTACTGCATCCAAAAGGTCTTTAAAGTCAGATAAATTCTTAAATGATGATTCCACAACATTTATTAACTTTGTATCATCTACTATATCACCATATATTTCTTCTTTATATCCTTCTGGCGTTCTTGATTTAACATCCTTATCAGCCCACAACTGCGCCTTATCAAATCTCTTTTGCGCATCTTCCATTATATTAGGATACAGCTTTTTCTGTCCTTGCTCCATGACTGCATCTATATTATCAAGTCCTAACATATTGCTGTCGAATGAATCCTTTATTTTTGGTTCAAGAAACAATTCATCACCCAGCTGTTGTTGTATCCAATCTAATATGGATCTTGAAAACATTTTTGGATTATCAAGATCAAGTCTTGGATATTCTGACATTCCCATTCTTTCAGCTGCTTGATCAAGAAGTCCACTCATAATATTCTTGATAAAAGATCCTTTTATCTTGGGCTTGAACCCACCACCAGCTGCGAATTTCTTTTTTCCTAAAATATTCTCAAACTGCTCATCGAATGATGAACCAATTTTACCCTCGATAGTTGGTTTGGGTGTTTCCAGTCCTGATTCCTTGATGAGCATTTCCGGCAGTATTCTTTCACGCATATCAAGCATCTGCTCGTAGTCCATCCACCCCATGATTCCTTCTTCCTTATCAAGCCTGTTGAATATTTCCTGCACGGCCTCATTCTGCTTGAGACGCGTCGCGAGGTCCTTGATGTACGGCTTGTCAATAATTTGCAATAAGGCACGGTCGAGCGAAAGCTCACCTAATAAATTTTTTAAAAAACTTCCCGTCATCAATAATACACCCTCTCACCAATTTTATTGACTTTCTCTTCTTTCATATCGTCAGACAATTCAACGTAATATCCCTGACGGTATCGCATCAGCGCCTGCGTCATTGAATCGACATAGTCATCGTGGTCACCGAACGGAAACGCGGCGCACTCTTCTATAACCTCTTCCGCAAACGTTTTTTTTGGCGCCCATATAATTCCTGATTCAAATAACGGGGCCACGCTGTTTACCCTCGTATGTTTATCATTTCCTTTCGACGGTGTAAAGTTTATAACAGGTATGCCCATCTTTTGCAACTCATGAGTTAACGGCAACCCGGATGCCTTCGCCTCAATGAGAACCACTTCCGGTTCCCAGTACTTGTACTCCTCCATGGCCTTCTTTTTCAGTTCGGGAAAGTTCCATCGGTCCTTTTTTGCGTCCAAAAGGATTAAGGAATCCCCTTTTCCGTTATCCGGGTTAAATACGCCCCATGTCGTAATTGCGCTGAAGTCAGCCGTCTCCTTTGATGAAAAGGCGGTGTCGTATGACTGAATGATGTACTTTAAGTTAGGAATGTCTTTTTTCTCCCACGTTTTCCACCATTCACGCTTTATAAGCGCTCCTTCCTCGGATGTTGGCGCCTGCATCCACTGCGCGTTCCATTTTGTGAGCGGAATGGACGATTTTACACCCATTAACCCTTTCATGGACCAAAAATTGCCCCACATGGGTTTTTCGTTTATGACGGCAGGAAATTCAACAACTTCCCACTGATCCGTCATGTCATCCTTGGCCTGGGCCTCGAGCAGCTTTCCAGTAAGGTCTTTTACAGACCATCTGGTCATTACAAGCACAATCGCGCCGCCAGGTTGCAAACGTTGCCTAGGACCAGAAGTATACCACTCGTAATGAGACTCAAGTACAGAAGGGCTAAGCGCATCCTGCTCTGAGTGAGGATCATCAATAACAAGAAGATCAGCACCACGGCCGGTAATTGCGCCACCAACACCAGCAGCAAAATACTCCCCGCCATGATTTGACTCCCAACGTCCAGCAGCCTTAGAATCAGCCGCAAGGGTAACATTAGGAAATACTTTAGCGTATTCATCGGATTCCAGTAAATTTTTTGTTTTTCTTCCAAAACGAATGGACAATTCGCCCGTATGGGTTGTTTGTATCAGCTTTGCCTTTGGATTTCTACCCATAAAGAACGCCGGAAAGAGATGTGACGCAAATTCGGATTTTGTGTGCCTTGGGGGCATGTTTACGATCAAACGCTTCAATTCTCCATTCGCAACGCGATTCAGCTTCTCAGCATAGACCTTGTGATGGTGTCCCTGCACGAAATCGGGCCAAACCATCCTAACAAACTGCAAAAAGTCCTTTTGCCCCTTTTCCTGCCTCTCAACCAAGGCTTTACGGAGAATCAGCTTCAGGGTATTCGTATCCAAGGATTCTAGATTAGAAACGTTTTTCATTTTTTAAAAATTTTTTAATTAGGGTACCTTATATCACATCTAAAACGAATTTTCAACAGATTGTCACTGTCAAACAGTGTTCAGCTTTTTTCAAAGCATGCTTTTTGTAAAAAGGGGGGGTTGGGGGGTCTATGAGGTGGATTGTAGACCGGGCGGCGAGCGGAGCGAGCCGCAAAGAGTAATGCCCGGGCGAAGTTATCCACAGGTTATTAACAGCTTATCCCGGGCGAAGTTATCCACAGGTTATCCACAACTTTCTTTAAATAATACAATTCACTGTTATTTAGCTATATCAATCACAATCAATTAATATAATGTAATACTTGTTTAATCAAATCACAAGGAGAATTAGAAATGAATAAACATCAATTTGTAAGAAAAGTTAGAACTAACACATTCAAGGTTAGATTTAACAATGCACGAGGTGAAGATAAGAAAGTCCGTTGTGCAATTCTTGGTGACTTAATGAAGCACAAGCAAGTTGACCCAACTGCACCAACAAAACAGTATGATGGTCAAAGAATATTACTTTACAATGTTCTAACTAATCATTGGTTTGTTGTTGATTGTGGTCAAATACTAGAGCTTACTGTTCATAAGCACCATAAAGCTATTAACAGAATGGGGTTATTCAATGCCTAAAGGTAGAGAAATCATAACTGTTAACAATACAAACATTACTCCACTAATCACAGAATTAGTGGAGTATGTTAAAACTCAAAAAGCCATTGAGGGTATCGAACTTCAGGATTTAATTAAAATGCCTAAAGCAAATCACCCTGACTGGAAAATCATCTGTGGTATTTTATGCAATGCCATAGTCGAATGGGCAGCAGAAAATAAAGAGGAAGGGGGAAAAGATTTATTGGCTCATTTACAGAATGATGTAGGATATATCCTGCAAAAACTAGGTTTGACTTAATCATTCCTTGATGATTGGAAAAGGGCGTTAGCAATAACGCCCTTTTTTTATGCCCAATGTTCACGACCCGTTCCAGCGGGATCCCCGGGAACTTCCAGGAATTTTAATATCCCATATTATAATGTTAAGGGGAGTTTGGGGAGTTTTGTCCCGCGGGCGCCTGTCGCCCGGGAATGTGGATAAGCTGTGTGTAATGTGTGTATAGTGTAAGGGGAGTTTGGGGAGTTTCACCCCAAACCCTATATTTATGCTCGAATTGTGGTAAAGACCACGCTTCTGGTCAGTTTATCGAAACCGTTCCGCAAAACGAGAAACAGAGAGGTCAGTAAACCGATTGCTTCACTCTATTTCTATTATTAATATAACATCTACGAATCCAACTTACAACCCCCAATTAAATTATCTTGTGGATAACTTTGAGAAGTATAATGCTTGACGAAGACGCCCGGCGCCCGGTGCGTCCCAGCTCCGCGATCCACGCACCAATATACTTGGGTCGTAATCTTCAGGGAGTTCTGGGGAGTTTACAGGAGATGCTGCAGCAGCTGGTAGCCCAAATAGCAAAAAATGGCTATTTTCAGCGGTATTAATAGTGTCAATAAGTGGTCCATATTTCTAACCAGGACTATATCACATCCCGGCCTGAAAGTCAAGAAGAGAATTGGCGGAAATCAAGGAAAAAATTAAAAAAGAAGCTTGACTAAACCCCGGGCGCGCCCGGTGCGCGTAAGAGTTATCCACAGGTTATCCCGGTCTTTGGGTAATTAGGTCTTGACGGGAGTTTCGGAGTTTTGCGAATCATGTTAGTACATTACTACTGATTGCAGGGAACCCCTACTCCTCCTCTAGAGGTTAATTTGCTATTGCATTATCAACCTCGGTAGTTTCGGCATTTCTGCCGAATCTATTTGCTCTGTCTACATTTTCCCTCATCTGTGGAACTATACCATTATAGTGTCCAAGTATGGTTTCCAATGTAGCATTGTTTTTGTTTAATGCTTTGGTAATGTCCATTATGGCATTAGTAAGCATTTCTATCTGCTCATCAGTCATTTTTACTCCTCTCTAGTTCTATTTCTAATGAACTAATGTATGTATACACTATTTTGAACAAAAGTCAACCCCTTAAATTAATTTATTTTATGGGATACTATTTTATCCCATAAAGTATTTACGGGATACTTCCCGTGTCAACCGACTGGTTTTCCCGGGCGCCGGGAACTGGCTACACAGGACACGCCAGTCTTGGATCTTGGGTAAAATGGCTGTTTTCCGGGAGTTTTGGAGCTTGAGCTGGGCTGTAACCTGCAACCAGGTGGCAGCTGCGTGCTTCCTGTCCTCCCGGGCGAAAAATAATGGCTGATTTCCGCCCTTTTCCAACCGTGAAGTCAGTCAGGAACGCACCGGGCGCCCCGGTCGTTCCAGCTCACCTATATCTTGTGCCTGAATGTCGAAATATATACCATATGAGGGGAGTTTCGGAGTTTGAAGCTCCTGTCAGGATGTCAGTGGCCAGGATCCCGGGAAACAGGACTGCATATCGTGGCACAATTTATCCGAATATACTATATGAGGGGAGTTTGGGAGTTTGATCCACTCGTTTCCCGGCGCCCGCTGCGGGCCCGGTGGAGAGTTATCCACAGGTTATCCACAAAACTAAAGTATTACGAGGGGAGTTTCGGAGTTTCAAGCACCGCGGAGCGCAAATCAAGGTCCGCGAGCCGTCCTTCGTACAACCCGGGCACTTGGTCCACTGTTTTTTGGCCGAGGTGCTCGGTCCACGCACCCGAAAACAGTTTAACGTAGTCCTTGGTTCTCGACCCAGCAAGGATGAATATTGGAGCGTTCAGCCTGGCATGACGCATATTCCACCCTATTTGAAAGGGTGAGAGCTTTATCTTCTTATTATGCTGGATTAACTTCAACTCAATCGTAAAGAATCCTGTAACATTGTGAAATATTAGGCAATCAGGGAATCCTGGTGTAACATAACTTTCAAGGCGTGAAACAATGTAATCACCACCTTCTAATAATCTCTTTACATTCTTCCAAAAAGTTGTTTCCGGTTTTACGGTCATACTTTTTCTTGTCTTTTACTATCCTCTGCTTGTACTGGGGTGATGTCCTTAATTCCTTCGCTACCGGATTTCTCTTCGACCGAAAGGACAGTTTTATCTCCCTCTTTTTTAAATTTTCCATCTAGTCCTAACTCTTTCAATTGTTTTAAAACGTCTTCACGGGACATAGAATCAATACTTCCTGTCCTGATTTCTTTGCGGTCAATGTACAGTCCTGCGGCCTGCCCTCGCAACCGCTCAGCATTAACGGCAGCAGAATAAGACTTCTCATTAAGAGCTTTCTCACGCAACCTAGCCAACTCCTGTACGTGTTTTTGTAGTTTAACCTCATGCGTCTTCTCCAATTCAGCTCTTCGTTTAATAACAGCATCCACCACTTTTGGATACCGTCTGCCGTTTAACAACACGGAAGCGGTCACGTTGGCAGATGCCTCTGAATAACCTGCCTGTCTTGCACACTCCGTTGGTGTCAATCTACCCTCATTCTCGGAATAGATTTTAACAAACACTTTTTGCTTGTCAGTCAATCCTTCACCGTCTTTTGGGTGCTTTAAAGACATGTCTTTGGTATTGCCAGTGGTATTGGCAATTCTTTTATCTACCATGACCCTTAACCCATTGATATACGTATATTTTTAATCATTTTAATATAAAAAAAACAAAAAACTTCCTTGCGTCGTTTAGACTCGTAATACCTTCGTAATACCATATTGTTTATATTTTTCAATAGTTTATACCAAAAGGTATTACGGTATTGTCTATTTCCCGGTAAATAAAAAAACAAAAAACTTTTTATCACTGAGATCATATTACAATACCCTAATACCACGTTTCATGTTGTTTTTAAAGGTAATATATCCTCTCTCACGAAGGCAGTGAAGATACCTGTGAACGGCTGACTTTGTCCTCAAACCGCACAATTGAGACAGTTCCTCGTAGCTTGGTGAAAATTCATTGGTTTTGATGTATTTCTTTATTATGTCAAGGATTTTCTTCTGGTTTCTCGTGATGCCAAAATACTTCTTGACAGGCTTTCTTATGTTGTGGTGTGGACGCCTGGTTTGCCGTACCTTTCCGGTTTTGGTGTCCGTCTTCATCTTATTTCCGGTCGTATGTTTTATCGGCCCTTCCTGGGAATTCATCATATCCTTTTGCGTCAGGATTGGGACCGTAGTATTTTCTTAATTTGGCGAACATGTCCTTCTTGCCTTCGTTGTTGACAGTTTCCTCCGTTATTGAGTCATACAGCTCTTTCTGAAGTTTTTTGTCATCGGCTGACAGTTTTTTAGGCCTGTATTTGTATTCCGGAAGCTTGCCCCAGGTAACCCTGATTCCCACTGGAGCCCTCCACCTGATCATTCCAGTCTTGGAATTCTGGTGCGCACCGGTCCATGAACTGGGACCGTGGTATTTTTCCGTTACGTAATCGTAACACTCCTTCCTGGAGGGGAACTGCACCACTTCCTTGCTAAGCAGTTCAGCGTCCTTCCAGACATTAATCTCGAATCTCTCCATAGCTTTCTACCAAATATTCTATTTTCTTTACCCAACCCTTAGGTATTGTGATGTATCTTCCGCCTTCCTTGTCCTCTTCCTTTGTCTCCTGTGGATCCAGGCACCATGATCCCATGATTGTGACCCGCAGCTCATCATTGCGTATCATCCATCCTATGTCAACGCACGTTGCCAGTTTGGCGTCCCTCATTTTTCCAAGGGGAACCCATCCCGTGTCACCGTCCATTGCGTCCATCCACGTTATCTTGACCATCGGCCAGCAATGTGGATATTTACTCGATGGTGAACTGTTCTTCTTTTGTTCCGTCTCCGCTTCGTTCAAATCTTGCATTGTCCTCATCATCCCTGTGACTGTGTCCTTCCCTTATTACTTCCATGATCTGCGCCTTTGTTTGCAGCCGTACCTCATAGTCCTGGAATACCACCACCCAAAATCGGGCTTCTCCACCCTGTGTGGTTGTGGCTTTTCCCGCCTTGAAGTTTTCCACCGTCTTGCGGAAACCCATGGACAGCAGCTCCTGCAGCCTTGACTTGAACAGCACGCGATCAGACATGTCCTCAAAACGAACGTACCAGGAGGGTTTCTCCGTCAACCCCGTCTTGGGATTGATGGCTCCTTCCTCCACCTGAAACATGTCTATTATTTTTTTAGTTGACATTATTGCCTCCCCATTTACGGCTTAGTTTATTGAAAGCCATCTCCAACTTCTCCTCATCAAACCCTTCCATGCCCTTTATCTTTTTTCTTTCAGTGCGGTCATTTAAAAATTCATCAACTAAATCAAGTATTAAAGGTGTGGGGATGGGATGTCCATGAATTTTTACCTCCGTGGAAATCCTGCCCACAACTCGGGGGAGATCATCTAAGTTTATTTCACACTCCATTATTATCTTTATTATGTCATTTCCTGCTTTTGTCAGCGATTTCATTTCTTCACCTTTTGGGTTCCCCTGATTTTGATTCCTTTTGCTTCCGCTTCCTTCTTGATCAACACCATCATCTGCTGTCCCGGCCCACGCATCGCGTCCAGCCCCATCCGCACCAAGGCGTCATAGTATGGTTCCTTGATCGCAACCGATTTGTACTTGTTGTCCTCAACCACGCTTCTTTTTCCTCTTGAATTTTTTGTTCATTCTTTGCAGTATCCTCCCCATGAAATGCTTTCCGGTTCCCGGAGGGCGGTTTATGGAACCATTCACTTGTACATGCATGGTCCCTGCATTCTTGAATTCTCTTTTCCATCCACTGGCCATTTAAAATTCCACCCTTCCCCATTTCTGTTGATCATTCTTGTCATTCGGATTCACTTCGTTAAGGAAGACTATTACGCCTTTTTCATCATGGTAGGGATAGAAATGACGTGCCCAACTTAAATCACGCTCCAAATCTTTTTTATCCATGGGTATGTTAACTTCAAATTTTTTAAGATATTCCTTAACTTTTTCAGGATCAAATAATACCCTATGCTTCCTGTTATCCCCCATCTTCATGTGAGGAATTTCTTTCATCCTTCTGTTAATGGTTCCGAGGCTGACCCCAAGCGAATTAGCTAATTCGTTTTTTGACATGTAATTATTCATGTTTTTCCTTCTTTCTAAGTTTTATTTCTTCCACGAAAAGAACCTTCCTTCCGTGCTTATCCACACGCACACTGACGCGCGCGAGGAAATCCTTTAATGTAATTTTTTTATACATTAACTCCCTTCACTGGGTTGTCCAGCGTAAAATGCACATTGAAGGCAAGCGACCTACGCTCACCCTTTGACCGAAACGGATACACCTGGTGCGTCAGCCATGAGGGAAACAGGTAAAAGTCCCCAACCTCCGGCTTCGCGATGTAACTGTGACGCGCAAAATGATTTGGCATGGAGCCCAGAAACTCCAGGCATCCGGCCGTTGGGTGGTGGTCCTCCTTTTCATACTCAGCGTTGAATCCCGGTGGAATCTTAAGAAACGCAACGCCGGACAGGTTCGCGTCATGAATGTGCATGGGATTAAAATCCCCCGCCACCTGTGATACCACCCATACGCGAAACGCAACCTTGCTGCCGTCAGCGGGTTCCTTGTCAATCGTGTGCTTGTAGTATGTCTTTGACATCGTAATGAGAAACTCCGCAAGATTTTTAATCCTGTTGTGGTCTATCGCAATTTCCTTCTTGACATTGCCCGCAAGATTGTGTGACCAGTCATGCTCCTCACTCAGCTTGTCATCATGAAGGATCCTGTCAGCTTCCGCGTTCAGAAGGTTGGTAAATCCCTGCGGCATCTTGGTCTTCAGTATGCTTGGACCAAAAGGCTGATAGATGTCATATTGCAGCTCCTGGTTAGTCACCGTTTGTTCCTTCCCATTTGTCGAAGTCATAACCCGCGTCCTCGAACTCCCCGTCTTCAATGATCTCGTTGATCTTCTCAACGATCGTTTCCTCCTTTGCGTGAAGCGCCTCGAGCTTTGTGAGCTCTTTCCTGATTTTTTCCAGTGGTGTTAGTCTCTTTCTTGTCTTAGCTTTTTTCTTAGCTTTTTTAGCCATAATTAACTCCTATAGTTTTTCAATCTTGTCAATCCACTCCCGAATGAGTGGCTTGCCCAACTGCATTGGACCCTGTAAGTATTGCCCTGATCCATCATGTGATACATACTTAAGCGTTCGTATCATCGCGTCTTCCTCGTTCTTAGCCCGTATTGTATAAGCGAACGTATATTCCCTTTTCGTGACAATGCGGTAGGTGTTCTTTTCCTCGCCTTTCTCAACATGGAACGTATCCATTCCGCCAATGCGTTTTTCAATCTTCCCTTCCTGCGGACGCTCAAATTTGACTTTTGGTTCCCTGTATTTTTTTGAATCCTCAAGTGCCTGCTTAGTCCGTCTCTCACGAATTTTGTTTCGCTCTGACTGTATGTATTTGTTCTTCTGCTCATTCATCTTTCACGACAGCACGCCTATGATCCAGAGCGTTCCGAATGCGATAAAAAAAATTGTCACTGGTTCCATGTTACCTCCTCAATTCCGTACTCGTAACGGCGGGTGAGAATTGTGTAGATCCTCTCCCACCTGTTGCGATCGAGCAACTCTTTGTTCGTCTTGGGAAAGCGAAGTGCCTTCTTTCCAAGACGGTCTTTTTCCTTTAATAACCTGTCGTATAAACTCATTTTTGTCCTTTTTAAGGGGTGCAAGCCGAATGACTCCGTTTATTGCACCCCTGGATTAAGCACATGTTACCAATGCCTAAACTGTTTAGGAGCTTTCGTGGGTCTTGGATGAACGCACCCACAACCTTTCCCGGCAAATCATCCATTACAATGATAACGGTACTCAGTACCCAACTCCAGTCCTTCACCCATTGGGGCATATCCCCCGGAGCCGTTGCTTTACAACTTTGCACTTGTTGTTCAGCCAGAAAGTAACACTAATTGCAATCAGTGTCGTTCTCTCCTAAAGCAAGGCCAAGTTCTGTTGCGGCGTCATCGTCATTCGTGACCAACGCCCGATCGTCTTGGCCTTGCTTTAAGAGATCAGTTCTTTCCCCCTCAAACTTGGGATTAAGATAGTAAAGCATTAGAATATCCATTGCAATACTATCCAAAATCCTATTACCCACAGGGCGATGTTCAACAATCCGCAAATCATCTTTTTATCGCCATGTATTCGTAATCCATTTCACCGTGTTTTTTCTGGACCAGCGTAACCTTGCCGTTCTCGTACTGTTCCATTACATAGCGCTGGAATCGAAGTATTTTCGGATGATCCTCATGTTTTACCTTGTCATAGGGCTGCAGCCAAGGGTCGCAAAGGTAACCGCGGAAATACGTAATGCGCGCACCTTTTCGAGCTTTTCTCAGCCATTCATCCAGTCTTTTCTTTCCTATCATAATTTCCCTCCCCTTTACCGCGGCACCGAAGAAGTCCTCAACAACCGCAAAAAGTGGATAGTTAAAATTATTTTTCTCAACCACTAAATTATTCATCATATGGAACTATATATAACAATTTATAACAAATGTCAAGTTATTTTATTAACATAATTTGTTATAATTTTTTCCAGGAATTCTGCCATTTTTTGCAACAATTTTTTTGTTGATTTTCCGCCATAAATCTGCTAAAGAATGGTTCTCAACTTCATTTCATCTCGGTGGACCTTGTGAGCACATTCGTTGCTCCAAGGTCCCTTTTTTAAGGGCATTAATCGTGACACGCAGGGTCAGAATTATCTGGTATAAATTCAAAAAGTGGTTAAAATACGAGCCTCATAAATCATACATGAGAGGAAAATGATTAAAATATGGTTTTTACTGGTGGTTATGTCCATGCCAAACGAACCCACGGTTAAATATATGGGATCCATATATCCCTCAGAGGATGACTGTTTAAAAGCGCAAATAGATTTTTTAAATGCGTACGAAGCCAAACCACAAAACTACAAGGAAAAATTGGTTACTGACGCATTTTGTTTACCTTTTGACGCATTTCCTGTACAAGGCATGAATTACAAGGATTCATCATTTGGCGCATAGCCTGGAGGGCACATGAAGTTTTGGTTGAAGATAACAGCATTAACGGTAATCCTGATACTAGTCTCAACATGGGCTAGACCTGTACTGGCAGACGACACAAACACCCAGACGAACACGAGTGGCAGCAACACAAACATCACGGGAGGGTATGAGAGCACTTCCGAGACCAATTATGCGGACGGATCAACGAACACAACGACAACGAACAATGACACGACAAACACAACCACCAGCAACTCTACCGTACCACCCCCTTCAGCCAATTCACCAAGTTACTCCAGCATGTCTCAGGATGTG